ACAGGACGAACGTCCTGCCCTTCGTACCAATCTGCTCCACACGACTCGCGGAACGGGCCCGTAATGAACGTCTTATCGACATTAGTACGGAAACCTAAGTCCCGTAGTGTTTCCACTACGAGAAGTGCACAATTCTGCCGGACAATAATGTCATCTCCGTAAACGGAGAAGTCATCGTCGTCTGAACAGAAGCGTGCACACGCGTGACAAATGCTGGCGAATACCAGCGTTTGCAGTGGGAAGCAGAAACCGTTCCCCATACTACAGAACTTCTCGTACGTATGTACTGAGCCGTCCGGTAGTAGATACTGATCTGCCCGAATTTCAGAAAGAAACTCGAACCAGTCAGGGGGGAGCAATGACCTCACAGCTTCAACGGACAAGGAGTCCGAAGCGGCCGAAAGGTCAATCGTACAGTAAGGGTTAAACCCTTGAACGGAACCGAGTCGCGCAAGCGATCGATTACGGCCTTGGTCGGAGAGATCGATTCCGATTCTGCGTAAGCAGTCACGGAGGTGATCATCCACACCCTTCTGTACGAACCCGTTGAGAAACGGTTCCACGGCTATACTACGATGAGTTTTCGCCGTTTTCGGTACAAAGCTTATCTGATTATAGTTTACAAACTTAACCTTCTCTCTCACCCGTTCTACGAATAGAACGGGATCATAGCACTTGATTGCACCCGGGAGGATGCAATCTCGAACCTGGGCGTTAGCCCAAAGAGAGGGTATCGCGTGTTGTAGGGCCGACGGGGTACACGTCCAATGTTTTGCGAAAATCTTCCGCGCTACATTGGTCTTACTTCCGTGCACTCCGAGGCTGGCCCCCGACGTAATATCGCACTTTCCATAGATTGTTTCAAGTGGTGGCGCAATGCCAATCACTCTTTCTATGTACTTACGTGCCCACGCATATAATTGCGCGCGGTCATCCCAGCGTTTCCGCCGGGCTGTAAGCTTACGGTTTTGCCATTTACACTTGTGCTCAGCGCTACGAAACTTCTGTAACGCCGTGGCTTCCGGGTTTAACCCCGGGACCTCAGCACTGGTGAATGGATACTTCCGTATAAGTGCAGATATCTGACAGTCTTCGAAATAAGACGAAGTCGACTCATACAACTGTGGAGTCGGCCTGTCAGCCCAATCCAGAAGGGTTTTGTAATCCCTGGCGCGCAATGCACCAAGGAGTTTTGCCCTATCTGGGTGGGCCGTCGAACTAATGGCAGTCCGAAGCAGCGTGTCATACGCTACCTCAGACCTAACCGCCATGGAAACATCCTGTCTCCGTGATCTTTTTGGTTTTCGCATAATGCGACTCCTTAAAGAGGGGCAACTGCCCCCTGGTTAACGTGCTGTTATGAAATCACCTTATCCGCAAATCCCGAGCAAAGCTCGATTGATTGGCAGGTAGGGACTCCTACGAACTTAGTCAAGGAAAGCGCGCAGAGAAGCGTGCCTACCAGGACCAGGGTTTTCTTCCACATAGCAACATACCTCTTATCTGACTATGAGTAACGCAGAAACCATCGAATGATG